ACCCAGGCCAAAGACCCTCAGCACATACTGTCACAGCTCATTGACGACGGCCTGCGGGGAAACGATCCGACAACAGTCTGTCACCTATACGAAATCCCTGAAAAGCTTGACGTATTCGATCCGAAGAACTGGAAATTGGCTAATCCTGCACTCGGAGACTTCCGATCCCGTTCAGAGATGAAGACAGCCGCTAAACGTGCGCAACGCATGCCGACATTCGAGGCTGCATTTCGTAACCTGTATTGTAACCAGCGCGTGCAAGCGCAATCCCCCCTTATTCCCCGCGCTGAATGGGAAGGGTGCCATGGCGATGCGACGATTGAACCCGGATCGGATGTATATATGGGGCTTGACCTTTCCGGTAAAACCGACTTGACGGCTCTCGTCGCCGTGTCCGATGGCGACAACGACCTGGTGCGCCCGTGGTTCTGGAAGCCGAAGGAGACCTTACTTGAACACGAAAAACGTGATCGCGTGCCCTATTCGGTATGGGAAAAGCAGGGGGTGATTGAAACGACGCCGGGCAGGGCGATTCAATACGATTGGGTGGCGGAGAGAATCGGGAAGATAGCGGCAGAGTACAACATTCTCGGTATTGCCTTTGACCGATGGCGGATTGACGACCTCCTGAACGCTATGGGTAAGATCGGGCTGGAGGCTTACGTTGACGGCAAAGACGAGGCGCGGGCGGGGGCGATCAGGATGGTTCCCTGGGGTCAGGGATATGCTTCCATGACACAGGCTGTTGAGGCGATGGAGGTGTCTATTCTGGAACGGAAGTTAATACATGACGGCAATCCCTGTTTGACGTGGAACGTCAGCAATGCAATGGCTTTGAGCGACGCTGCCGGAAACCGGAAACTGGACAAATCAGCGTCACGGTTCAGGATCGACGGGGCAGTCGCTCTTTCAATGGCGATTGGGCTGAAGAGCCGGGATCGGAAGGAGCAGCCGGAGCCGTCGGCATATGAAGGCAAGACGAAAGAGGCAATCCTGGAAATGATGCGGTTTTAAGGAGGGACTATGATTACCGGCTGGAAAGAAATCACAAAACACACAGGATTTTCAAGGAATACCATCAAGCGGCTTATGAAAAATGAGTCTTTCCCCTTGCAGTATATCTCCTCCAAGCCGGTAACCACAGAACAGGCAATTCAGGATTGGTTCAAATCCAGGCTGAAAAAGCAAAAAAATCCCGCCTGAAAACACACCTAAAAAACCTTGTCAAGCTTTTTTTTGCCCTCCAAAGTGTCACTAAGTGTCAGGAAGTGTCACTGAGTGTCAACCACCTTCCAAAAAAATTTATTTTGAAAAACCTGTGATATAATCATCCCAACATGAGAATAATAGACAGATTTAAAAAACTAAAGGACTTTATAGACGTCAGAGATGTGTTTGTTTTCGGCGGGCTGGGGGTACTGTGCTATGGCCTCTATCTCAAATGGGGCCAATGGCTTGCCTTCATAGTATGCGGGGCGGTGCTTATGGCTATCGGTTATCTGACGGGGGATAAATGATGGGTATAGTCGCAAGGATGTCACGACCGAAGGCCATGAACTCGCACGAGCTGCAAAGGATGATTCTGTCTGCTTTCGGCGGCGGGTCTACTGCTTCCGGGGTCTCGGTCTCAAATGACACGGCAATGCGACAGGCCACCGTATATTCTTGCGTTAACGCTCTTTCAAAACATATCGGAACGCTTCCCTGTAATTACATGATGGTTGACGGGAGAAATCGGGTCAAAGCGACTGACGAGGACTTGTATTATCTCCTTCACGATCAGCCGAATGAATGGATGACGGCTCCAGAGTTCTGGGGAATGTGCGTAAACCACCTTTCGTTACGAGGCAATTTCTTTGCGCTGAAAAACCGTGGGCTTTCATTGACTGGGCCGGTTCGGGAACTGATACCCCTTGCGCCCGGTATAGTCCAGGAAGTCAAACAGGACGAAAAATATAATCTTACTTATACGCTCAAATATCCAGACGGCACCACGACAGACGTTCCGCAATCACAGATTATGCACGTCCGGGGGATGGTAATTAACGGCTATATGGGAGTGAATCCAATCCAGTACATCCGGGAATCAATCGCTTTAGGTCTGGCCTCTGAAGAGTTCGGCGCGCGATATTTCGGGAGCGGGACACATCCGGGAATAATCGTAGAGCATCCTGGGAAACTTTCTTTAGAAGGAAAGCGGAACCTTGAAGATTCCCTCACTGAAGCGTACTCCGGACTTGGAGAGTCGCACCGCTTAATGCTCCTACAGGAGGGTATGAAGTATCAGAGGGTAGTCATCGACCCCAAAGACTCTCAGTTTATCGAACTTCGCAAATATCAGAAGGCAGAAATTGTTGACATTTTCTTCAGCATGCCGCTGACAATCCTATCCTCGGAAGACAAGACTCCCACATTTGCCAGTGCGGAGCAGTTCGGAATCAACTATGTAGTCTATTCCTTGATGCCAATTATAGTATCGATTGAGAAGGCGATCCTTAGGGACCTGGTGCCGGATGACAAGAAAAGAACTCATTACGCTAAGTTTGTAGCTCAGGGGTTGCAACGAGGGAGTTTCAAGGAGCAGATGGACTCTTTCTCAGTGGCCATTGATAAAGAGATTATGAACCCGAACGAGTGCCGGGAACTACTTGAAATGAACCCTTACGACGGAGGCGACGAGTATCGAACCCGGACGAGTACAGTAAAAGACGCAGGAGGAAACAATGAAACTAGCGTACAGGAGTGAAAAGAACGCTGAGGCTGTCGCCCGCTTTTGGGGGAAGTCTCTTGAGAAGCCCGATTGGTATCGGATTGAAGCGAAGGATGCCGATGATACAGCCGAAATCATCATCTATGACGTGATCGGATGGCCATACAACGACGCCTTTGACCTTGTGCGGAGCCTTGGAAGCATCAAGGCAAAGAATATCACCGTCCGCATTAACTCGCCAGGGGGAGATGTCTTTGACGGTGTTGCTATTTTCAATGCACTGAAAGATCACGACGCACATGTCACCACGAAGATAGAAGGTCTGGCTGCGTCTATGGCCTCCATAGTTGCCCTTGCCGGCGACGAAGTGCAGGCACACAAAAACGCCATGTACATGATTCATGATCCGTGGGTCCTGGCTGCAGGCAATCAATACGACCTGCGAGAAATAGCCGACATCCTCCAGAAGATCGGCGTGAACATGCTGGACATCTATTACGACAAGTCGAGCATCGGCAAGCGCGAACTCAAGGCCATGATGAAAGAAGAGACATGGTTCACGGCTGCGGAGGCCAAGGATAGGGGCCTGATCGATACCGTTCTAGAGGCAGGCGCGGCAAAGGCAAAGTTTGACTTGTCGATTTATGCAAATGTTCCCGATGAGCTTGAAGATTCCGACCGGGAAGGAGCTACGTTAAGTAAACAAGAGATTGAGCGTGCTCTGCGTGACGCAGGTGCAAGCCGGTCTTTCGCGAAGTCCATAGCTGCGAGAGGCAGTAATGGCAACTCCCAGCGCGATGTTGGGGGCGTAAAGGCAGATATTGACAAGATACTAAAACTACAACAGATTATAGGAGGTAAGTAAAGATGGATATTAATCAAGTAATAGAAGACCTGGGGCGAGCATTCGAGGCGTTCAAGGCGGAGAACGACAAGCGCCTCAAGGAAATCGAGACAAAGGGCGGAGCCGATCCTCTCTTGACGGAAAAAGTCGAAAAGATCAACGCGGAAATCTCGCAGATCGCGGCTCTGAAAAAGCAGATCGAACACGTAGAAACAGTGGCCGGACGCGGCGGTTTTGGCGGAGGACATTCGGGGCTGGATCAGGCGAAGGCCGAATACAAGGCCGGTTTTGAAAAGTGGTTCCGCAAAGGGATTGAAGGCAATCTCGCACAACTTGCAGTGCAGGCTTCCGCATCAACTCTTGACGACACGGCGGGCGGGTTCCTGGTGCCGGAAGAGATGGCGGCGACCATTGACAGAATTGCCGGAGTCACTTCGGCCATGAGGCGGCTGGCCTCCGTGATGAGCATTGGAACAGACACGTACAAGAAACTCGTCAATCAGGGTGGCGCCAATTCCGGTTGGGTCGGCGAAAAAAGCGCACGGGTCGAAACCGCTACACCGATACTGGCGGAAATCGCTATCAATACGAAAGAGATTTATGCAATGCCCGCAGCGACGCAGACACTGCTCGATGACTCCAGCGTGGATATAGCCGCGTGGCTCGGCAATGAAGTCGCAATTGAGTTCGCTGAAGAGGAAGGGCAGGCATTCATCAAAGGAAACGGCGTCGACAAGCCGAAGGGACTTGAGGCTTATTCTACTGTTGCCAATGCCTCTTATGCGTGGGGCAAGATTGGTTACATTGCATCCGGCGCCCAGTCCACATTCACCAATGCAGACAAGTTGTTCGACCTTCAGCACGCATTGAAGCCGATCTACCGCAACGGCGCATCGTTCCTCATGAACGACAACACCCTGCTCCATATCCGAAAGTTCAAAGACGGTGAGGGTAATTACCTCTGGAGACCGGGCCTGCTGGAAGGCGCGCCTGATACTCTGCTGGGTAAGCCTGTTGAGATCGACGACAACGTGGCAGACATCGGCGCCGGGGCTTATCCGATTTACTTCGCCAATTTCAAACGGGCTTATCTGATCGTTGACCGCTTCGGCATTCGTGTCCTGCGTGACCCCTATTCCAGCAAGCCTTACATTCTCTTTTACACCACAAAGAGAGTGGGGGGAGGAATCGTGATGTACGAGGCAATTAAGACGTTGAAAGTAGCGACAAACTAATAACAGGGGGCTGAAATACGCCCCCGCACAATAAATTTAGGAGGACAACAAAATGAAAGACCTTTACAATCACTTAACGCTGGTTCAGGCGGTCGCGCCTGTGGTAGTGAGGACAGGCACCGTGCCCGATCCGGCAGCGGTTGATCTTGCAGGATACAATTCAGCAGTAATTGAGATGAGTTGCGGGGCGAAACCCAGCGGAGAGGACGGTGCAATTACGCTTAAACTCGAACATGCCGATGATTCAACAACGCCTGGTACTGCTGGAACTTTTTCTAGTGTCGCAGCGGCTGATGTGCAGGGCGCAACGCCTGATGCAGGGGGGATCATCAAAACTCTTGCAACTGCGGCTGATGCGCCGGCAGCAGTCTATAAGTTCGGCTATGTCGGCGGCAAGCGGCATATCAAATTGACTATTGCTGCGGCTGCCGGCAATACGAATGGAACAATTATAGGCGTGACTGTCATCAAAAGCCACGGCCTTGATGTTCCTCCGATTAGTTAACCTGGCCTTAAATGGCTACTCGGCGGGGGCTACTCCGGCCTCCGTCGGGGAAACCACAGGAGAAGGAGGAAATAAAAAATGTATCAAAGCAAGGTATATCGAAAACAAGGCGGCGAGGAGTTTGTTGTCGCCTCTGGCGGGGTTTTGAACATCGAAACGGGCGGCAAAGTCAAAGCCAATGGCACGCAAGGCGCCGCTTTAACCGCACAATTGACATCAATCACGCACACTGCGCCCCAAACGGCTGGTTATGCCATACAGGATTTGACGAATACTGGTGGATATGGTTTTGCCAGCAAAGATGAGGGCAATACCGTTCTAAGCGTAATTAAGAACCTTCAGGTTCGCCTTGCCGAGGTCGAGGCGCGGCTTGAAGCTTTGGGAATGGTTGCCACGAATTAACCCCCAGGGGGCTTGCCTACCTTTCTCCGGGCAAGTCCCCACCCTCCCCAAAAAGTGAAAGGAGGTACAGGAGATGGCAAATCAAAGAATAGGCAATCTAAGTAACAGGTGGATCGGACTTTCCACCGACACCAAACCGACAACCGGAATTCCGGTAGGCGCCACGTATTTTGAGGTGAACACCGGCTTCATGTTCATCTACAATGGCTATGCCTGGGTTCCTAAGTCCTACATGCCCGAAACCACCATCAACTACAAGCAAATCTCACTAAATCAGGCGGCGGCGGCTTATGATGTTATGACTGCAACGACACAGAACTTATTCATTGATGCGGTGATTGTGCATGTGCCTGATGATCTCTCGGCGGTGGCGACATTCACGGGCATTTCGGTTGCAACGAATGACGACGGTACGCCGATTGGAATACTTTCCGCTACTGAGGGCGCAAAGGCTAAGCTGACGGGCAATTTTTACCACGTCTATCGTGGGCCTTCCATGACTGTATCTGGAAAGAAGATTCAACTTACAATCTACGGCGGATCGGCGGGAGCGAATAAGGTTGCGGATGTAACGGTTTTATGGCGGCCAGTCGTAGCTGGCGGGTACTATCTCAACGCAGCATAGGGGGAGGCATGAAGCTGGCACTTAAAACCGCACCAACAAGCGAACCGGTCACAAAAGATGACGTAAAAAAACATCTGCGCCTCGCCACTACCACAGCGGAGGCGACGGCCTACACGACCGAGGACGACCTGCTTGATCGG